GATCGGCTCGTTCTGTTTCTCGGATTCGAAATAGGCCGGTCCATCCGAGATCCGCATTTTCATGAGATAATAATAATCCTCAACCTCGGGCCAGAGAACTTCGGTGCCCGCAAGCATCTCTTCTGCGTGGGCAACGAAAAAGGCGTCGGCCGCTTCTTCGGCGGCTTCTTTGCCGATAGAGATATCGACGAAGATCTCTTCCCATTTTTCCCATAGCTTCGATTCTGAATATTTAATGACGGCCTTGAATTTCTTCCCTTTCCATCCGGGCTTGTTGAGAAGATTGCTGAGAAGCGAATCGTAATGGAGGATGGTCCCGAGGATGATATAGACCGTGTTCTTCTGTCCGATCTTCATGAGGGCCTTGAAGAACCAGCGCTCCATCTTTTTTCTCTGATCCGGAGATTCCACGGCCTCATCATTTTCGAGATCGTCGCCGATGACGAGATCGGGTCTTTTAGAACCGTGGCGCATGCCTCTGAGTTTTTGTCCTGCGCCCACGCCCCGGATCTTGATACCGCTGCGGGTGATGATCGTATCGACTCGCCAGATCGGCCCCTGGCCGCAGATCCTCGGGAAATCCTGTGCGAGGCGCTCGTTGACTTCGAGCTCCGCCTTGAGGAATTGAATGAAGTCCTCGGCCTGTGAAGCCGTATCGCTAACGATGAGAATGAAATGACGATGCTTAAAGGCCACGCACCACAGTGCGAGAACGAGGTCTACCCAGGTGGATTTGGCATTGCCTCGAGGGGCAGCATCGGCCTCCTTGCCACCTTCTCCCGTTTCGATGGATCTCATGATCATTGCGGGATAACGGTCACAGATATATTTATGGAATTCAGAGGCAGGGGCCTCGATGTAGTGCGGGAAATAAGTCCTTCCAAAGAAATCGAGATCGCCAAGGGCCTTGCTGATCCTTTCTTGTTGTTTTTTCTTATCATCCGGGAAAGGCTTCGCAGAGGTTTGGATCAGGCTGCGGATCGCCTCAATTTCAAAATCAAATTTCTTTTGGCTGATTACGCTTCGCTTCATCTATCGAATGCCCCGAATGATAGCGAATGATCCGAATAATTCGTTCGGACAATTCGCGCTTCTAATTCGCGTCCTTAATTCGCATATTTGCTCTTGGCAAATGATATGAACTCATCAAAATTCTTTTCCAGCGCCGTAAGGGCCTCTGGATCGTGATCTTTAAGAAATGAAACGAGATCTCGCATAAAATCCAGAAATATTTGAGGCCGGTCAATCTTCTGTGCAGTGCGAACAGCTTCGTCGCGCTTCCGGATGTCCTGAAGGAGCTTGGCGATATTGTTGACGACATTGATGTAATTGCTGAGCGTGTTGGAATCGGCCTTGTCATACTCTCGTTCCTTAAAATACCTATCGAGAAGGTTTTTTTGATTGACCAGGTCCTGGAGAAGGATCTCTTCGCGCACGAGTGCCCGTGTCTCCTCCTGGGCTTTCATCACCCGCTCTCTGAATTTTTCTTTCTTTTTCTTCCATTCGTATTTGGCCGCCCATCTTTGAACCTGCGCTATGGAGACGCTTGTCTGTTTTGCTATGGCTTCGAGGGTCTTCTCTCCCTGGACATAGAGGCCCTCGCAATGATCGACCACTTCGAAGTTGTACTCTCGCTTTGCGGGCTTTCGCTCAGCCACATGACACCCCTATGTCCGTGCAGTTGCCTTCGAGAAGGTCTATGCCCTTGGTCGTGATCGTTACCAGCAGCGTCTCTTCCTCGGTGACGATGTTTCTGGCTTTCTCCGCTTTGATGAAGTTTTTCTCTTCGAGGTATTTGATTTGACCCATCAGGGAAGTTTCTGTCAGATCTTCGTAACCTGTGGGCCGAAGGGCATTGAGAATGCCCTTGATCCGGAAGGGAGAAAACGGAACATAGGCGAGTGTCACGAGGATGTCTTTTCGAAGGTCTTTGTTCCTATACTTCGGCATTGTCGTCTCTCCTCCCACCGGTGATGACCAACAATTTTTTTACATCCGAGGCAACCCCGTCGATCTTATAATCGAGAGCCCGAATGTCCCGGATGAAATCGTCTTTAGCCACATATTCTTTTGAGAAATATTCCCGGTCGAAGCCCCGCTTCTCTTTCATGTCCACGATGTCAGCACAGATGCTCTTAAACTTCTCATCCCCTTGTTCGAGACGCTTATCGATTTGAGAGATGGAGCGCTTAACCAAAAAACCAAGGACCGCGATCACCGCCATAAAGACGATATTGAGAAGAAATAAATGAAAATTAGAGATGGTCTCTTGCATCTATTTCTCTTCCTCGCACTCCTGCCATTTGTATTTGTAATATTCGATGGCCTGAAGAATTTTAGCGACCCCTTCGTCCGAGACAAACCAGCCATCCATCGGCGCCGTGTAGGACTGGCCCGCCTTCATCTTGCCCGCCTGGACGGTCTGGTCAGTGATCTCAACCGTATGAGCACAACCTCCTAAAGCCAAGGTTAAGGTTAAGGTTAAGAATAAAAAACTCAGCCTTGACCTCAACCTCAACCTATCAATCGGGTAGCCGATTGATGTGCTCTTCCAGCGCTTTCTCGTCGTCTCCATAGGCCAGACCCTTTGCCCTCTTCAGGGCCTCCTGTTTTTCCTCTTCGAGGTTTTTGGCTCGCCTCTTGGCCGTAAAGATGTTGTCGTTGAGGAACTTAAACGTCTCCCCGATCACGGTAAAAATCGATGACCACGACACGGTTCATTCCTTCTTCTTGAAAATGTTGTAAATGAACGTCGCGACGCCCACGATCCAACCGGTATTGACCGCTGTGTCAATCCAGCCCACGTCCGGAACAGGCCCCACTCCCACCAGGGCGGTTAACCCGCCAATGATGAAGACAAGGGCGATGGCCACATAGCCGTTAACCGCCATGACCTTCTTGAGTCCCTGAACGATCAGGGTCAAAAATACCGGCGCCAACAAACCAATCAATTGCATGATGTCCATGTTATCCTCCCTTGCCGCGCCGTAGCTTGAAGAGCGAAGGCGGGCTGATTACCGTTTTTTCCTCAAATCATACTCGGTATGAGCATGATCGAGATGGTCCTTGTCACCAAAGACCACGTCATAGCGAAAATCTACGGCCTGGGCTTCCTTTTTGATCTCATCCCAGACCGCCTTCGGGTCCTTCAGCCCCCAGATCCGCCAGTCCCATCCGAGACCTTCGTAATGCCACGATCCCTCCATGTGTTTCCCGTCGCAGGCTGAGGTCACGACCGGGATGACGCCGTGTTTCTGATAGACCCGGAATACGATCCGGGCCAGGGTCAGAAACTCGTAAGAGATAAATTTGAACCACACGCCCTCCTTACACTCGATACGAATCATCATGAACCCTAAATAAAAAAAGCCCCTGAAGTTATCCGCTTTCGTTGGGTTCTTCCCATACGTTTTTCAGATAACTACAGGGGCTCGTTGGCCCTCTCAATTACCCGCCTGCGCCAGGGCTCTGGCGGGCAGGTCAGGACGGCCTGACGGCCGGCGCTCGAAGCGCTCTATCCTTTTGCCTTATATACCAGCATCCTTAGATATGCCGAGACACTTAACCCCAGGGCTTTGGCCTGGGCTTGCAGCATTTGCATTTCCTCCGCGGTAAGTCGCAATTGAAATTTAAAGTCTTTTTTTTAATCATTTCAGTTTATCTTAGCCAATTGTCATGACAATGTCAAGCATTTTTTTTATGAGGCCCCGCCTTGTAGAGAAGACCGCATTTCGGGCATTTGATTTCGATCTCGACAATCTTCCCCTTGTATAGTAATCTTCTGCATTTAGGACACCGAATAGGAGTCATCGTTTCACCGTTTTTTTAATAAAACCCTCGATATCCTTTTGCTTCCATGCATCTCTGGTAATGAAGATCATTTTTGAGATCGAATTTTAATTCCTTCGCAAAACCATCGAGAGGGAAGAATGCTGAAAAAAACTCCCCGGTTCTGGCCCCAGTCCGATGAATTGCCATTTCATTACATTCTTTCATGTCTGTTCTGATTTGCTCGTCGAATTGACCATAAACAATGCTTGTCCCATTCGGTCTGTATTGAACGTTAACTCTTTGCCACGGTTGAACGCCTATAAGGGAAGAACAACCCGCAAATGAAACTATTATAAAAATCATTAAGAATATCTTCATCTCCCCTCACCTCCCTTCGGATTATATTCTACCAGGAATTAAAGATTTTAAAAAGTCCTGGCTGCACTCTCTGGCAGTCCAGATCCGGGGATTCCCGCTCTGATCAACTGCTTTTTTGAGTTTACGGGAGAGTTTGGATTCCTTATCGGGCCAGCCATAATATTTTTTCCTGGGCCACTTCTTCGTCACACTCGCCCTCGCCTTTTGCCCATGTCAATTAGATGGAAATATTCTAAATGATCTTCCGGGCGTCAGAAAGGGTCATCCGGCCCTCCCGTGCATGGTCTCCGACCCGGAGCGGTTTCCGACCCGGAGGGGATAACGCTCTTCTCCTATGCCGCTGGAGTAATAAATATCGATTAGATTCCGACACATCGGACAGAGCCGATTAAACCGCCCCTCAGCCATGAATTTCCGATCGCACCGCAGGCAGAGGCGTTTGACTTTTTCCTCCGCCGGAAAACATCTTTTCAGATAAGCTCTCGGCTTCTTGCTCATATCGGTTGTCTGCTTACTGCTGACTGCTTACTGCCCCTGCGGCAGGCGCAGGACTTCTCTTCCGGCTCATCGCCTTCAAACCCTCAATCGCCTTGTGCGCTTTGTCTTTATCCAGAAAACGGATGTCGCTAACCTTAAAATGTTTAAATAAAAAAACCCGTAGATGCTTCGTCTCCTCATTTCCCCGGTAGACGTTATGCCACAAAACCTCGATGAGCCTCTTCTGCCCTGGCGTAGCTGAGTAGCGGTCTCCTTTTTTATCGTCATATTTCTTCGGCTTCGATTTCGGAACCCAGCCCTTCTCCCGGAAATATCGGATCAGCCTCAATGCCCTGGTATTATCAAGATCTTTTGAACTTTGAACTTTGAAATTTGAACTTAGAATCTCCCGGTAAACCTCCTCATCAAGCCCCAGCTCCTTTTTAGCGATGTGAATCTTGGCTAAGAGCTGTCGTGCAGGACTCATCTCCCGATCCCTTCGATTAGTTTTTTCATTCTGACTGTGGCATCAGTGGCACAGGCATCTTGCCTGTGTAGCGCTTCCTGCGCGCGGGCGCGCTGTTCGCTCTCTTCCTTCTGGATCATCTTTAAATTAAAATCGATGGCGACCTTCTTCATGTAATTGTGATTTTTAAAACCCGACTTGTTCGTCTGGGCCACGTGCTTGATGGCCGCATGGATGGCATCGGAGCGCACCACATAGGCCTTGCCGTCGTAAGGAAACCCGCCATCCTTTAGCATCTCCTGGATCTCCTCCAGGATGATCTTGACCCGTGTAGCCCGAAGCGGCTTGTCGGGCTCCGACCGGAAGCAATGCAGATACTCCTCGATCCAAGGCCAGCTCTTCCCGAAGCGCGCCGCCAGCCGTAAGATCTCGTGGATCTCCTCCGGAACATTAAACACGGACATCTGAGATTCGCAACCACACTTTGGGCAAGTCAATTTTGCGTTCAGCATATTTCAGGCCGCCTGCCCGCCGAAGCTCTCTGAGCGCAGGCGGGGACAAGTCAATTTAGTATTTAGGTTCATAGTTTAGAGAGTAGAGCGTGGATAGTGGCAGGGGGTTNNTTTTACCATTTTCTACATTCAACCTTCCACTTTCCAATTATGCCGCTTCCTTGATCCTCTCAATATTCGGCTCGATCCGGAATTTATCATCGACCTTTCTCTTGGCTCCGACTTTTGCAAGCTGGTTATCGTCAAGATCGGCCATTGCTTCTTTGTTCGGCTCCTCGACAATGCGAATATATTGGTCGAGCTTCAACGCACGCAATGCTGCCACACAGGCTTCGTTCGACCGAATGACGATTTTCTTGACGATCCGATATGCCACAAACCCGAAGGTAAGGTCTTTCGAACGAGTCTTTGCAAACTCTTCTTTATGATCATCGGCAAAGGCATTGATTGCGTCCTCCAGGGCCTGGCGTTCGGCCTTCAGAATTTCGGCCTCTTCCTCGTAAATCCCCCGGATTTCATTGATCCGGAGCGTCATCTCGCCCTCGATCCTCTCGGTCGCAATATCGATCTCGCCCATCCGTCGGAGCTTCTGATCCACCTCGTCCCAGGATGAAAGAATTTGTCCTGCCGCAGGTGCTTTTTTGTCTTTTAATTTCATAAGACCTCCTTTTCCCCGCTTTGCGGGGCCATGTTCAAGGCCTGGATTCCTGGCTTCCTTATTCAAATCTCAAAGACAACTGCCCTAAATAATCTCTCATCTCGATTTTTCTGAGCTTGGATGAAACAAAGAGCGAGCTCAGGCCGTAGCTGTCATAGTACCGGCAAACGGCCTCGATCTCATCCGATGTTTCGGCCATGAAATATCCCCGATGACATGAGCCGATTGCAACCCCATGTTGTGTGATCAAATGCTTGATCGTCTTCCGGATCGTCCGATCGCTAACCCGGAAAAGTGAGATCCCGTCCTGCGGGATCGCTCTATTAATGCAAAAGAACAGAGCATCCCGGGAGATAGCATTCTCCTGGCCCTGATGGCCCTCAAGGATCCTCAGAATCGCAGATTCAAGAGAATTAAATGTATTAGAGTTCTCCTGCATTCCTGGCTTCCTTATTCAGAATCGCCGATTCAAGATTATTTAGACTTTCCATGCCTACTCCGAACTTTTTTAAATCTACACTTATGATATTGTCCATTGGAATTAAACATTGTGATCTTGCCCTCACACACCTCGGGATAAGCTATTTTTCCGCAAAGAAGACATCTAAAATTTCTGACCCTGCGAGCAGGTGACTTCTGGCTTCTGGCTTCTGGCTTCTGTCTCATTTCTTGTGCTCCAATTGAAATTTCCAATTTTGAGATTCCATTTTCTCGAATATCGTCTGGCCTTTATCCACAAGCAGATAAGGCATGAAGACCTCATGGAGTTTCGCCATCTTTGTTTCGGTCAAGGCCAGTTGAGCCTCGATCCATCTGAGAATTTGTCGCCATGCCACTCTTTTGGCCTGAGCGGTTAAATCTGTGGGTGGCCTTCCTCTGCCGGACCTTCTCCCTCGCCGGGATTCGAAAATAGATTTAATTGCCTCCCATCGGCAGGGCAACCTGAAAGGAATTTGATCTCCATTAAGGGCAATCGTAAAAGAAACGGAAACGACTTCTCCGTCCTTATAATCTGTGCGGATCGCCGAGGCGCCATATTCCCCGAGGAGTCTTTGAATTTCACCAACGGTTTGCGCCGGCGCAATTTTAGTTGTCTCCATAAAAAGCGTTTTCATTTTAAAGTCCGAATTTCTCCTGGATCATGTCGATGATCTCAATGGCAAAGCCCCTCCGGAGATCGGCGATAATCTGCTCCGGAGTCGCCCGGGTGATTATGGGCAAAGGTTTATGATCGGGTCTCGATCTCTTGATTTTCATCTTCCGTTCCTTGCTTGCAGGTGACTTCTGGCCTCCCGCCCTTCGGTCCCGGTAATCTTGCGCCCTTTTTTTCATGCAGTCTTTGCAATGATACTCATGACCGTCGCTGTTCGATTTATTTATTGAAAATAATTCAAACGACTTTTCCTCGAGACACTTGGAACATCTCTTCGTTTTTGATTCCATTTTTCCCTCCTTGCCGGCCGCCTGTTGCAGGGGCGGGCGCCCGCAGGCCATACATTTAACGACGGCCTTCTCCAGGCAATTGCCCGGATGATAGATTAATGACCCTCCACAATGTTTGCATTTCATTTCACTGATCACTTTCTTTTGAGCGTTGTTTCCACACCCACCAGGCGCCCGTTAATCTCCGTGACCCGGCGTTCTAATTGATCGACCTGCGTGCGGAGATCACCTGCCTGCCGGAGCCTTGGCCTGCCTTCGCCGGAGCGCTTCGCGCAGGCAGGCGTAGGCAGGTCAGCCTCCCTGTCGCGGTAGATATAGCCGCCCTGAAAAGCCGCAACGCCCAGCAGGACAAAAAACAGAATCAAGACCAATGCCTCACGCAGCCCGCTCCAATCACGCCCTGGTCCGTGAACTTTTATCCTGTGCATGATTCAGCTCCCTCGTTTCGGGTTTTGGCCTGCGGCAGGTAAATTCCGCAATCCGCAATCCGCAATCCGAATTTGAAGGTTATGCTTCTCCATCCGGTCGCACTCATCGCAGTTGCCGTGTGTTTCGGAGTCGTTTTCAAACGGCTCTTTGACGTTATAGAGAATCCCGCAATAGACACATACGCATCTCATGTCAGCCTCCGGCTAAACCACCCCGTCCCGATCGATTCTGTTGACCCTCGGGTATCTGGTGGTACGGGCGTCTCGCCCGTATCCACATCGCAGCTTCCCGCCCTCCGAGGTCAGAAAAATACACTTTCTACCGTGGCACACCGTCACGGCGATCCGCGCCCGGTTTTTGCGCATAGGACACAATAAATAATATCGTTCGTCTTCCATCGGTGTAATCCTCTTTTTGAATCTGTCCTGCCGCAGGATCATCTCGCCGTGGCGAGAAAATGATGCAAATATCCAAAAAGCCAGCCTGCGGTGAAGATCAGAAAAATCCTCACCACCCTCTCAAATGTGGTGGGACGGGCGTCCCGCCCGTCTTTAGGGCCTTGAACATGGTCCCGCAAAGCGGGGATCTCGATCCGCACCCCGCGATCCGCGATGCGAAATTCTCTGACAATCTGTGTCGCTATATCGGGGACTCCTGATCCTCCCTGTGGCGGATTTGACGCATCCAGGCGCGGTCCGATAGGTTGATACCCTCCTGTGGTTTTATAATAAGAATTAGGTCTCATCTTGATCCTCCCGTCATAAGGAAGCAGACTTATCCATGACTCTTTTGGTCGATGATAATCTGCATTAATATTTCGTCTCGGCATCTTCGGCCTCCTCTTTTTCGCAAAAAGCCATGATTCCGCCTGCCCCGTAGTCGTAACATCTATCGCTTCCATCCTCGCAATAATGCAGCTCTCCGTGATGGCAATATAAGGATTTCGGGCACTCTTTGAAGTAATGACAAATCCATTTCGGCGGATCAAAGGGCTTCGGTTTCGTTTTTTCCCCCATCTCCCTATCTCCCTATCTCCCTATTTTTTCCGACCTGCCCCCCCACCCACGGCCGCCTCGGCCCTGTATCTTTTATAAGCGCCCAATCCTTGTAGCCGACATTGCGCACGATCCCCGCGCGCCTGAGCGCCTTAACGAATGATCTCGCATTCTCTCGCCCCACCTCGGCCAGGACGATCAGGTCCTGGACGGTGAAGTTCACGCGCGCCCGTATGATCGCCCACATCTTGTCGAGCGCCGTATTCTCCTTGAGCCTCGGCGCGATCTTCTGCGCCAATCTCTTCTTGCTTTTCTTTTGGTAAATGAGCTTTGCCGGAGGCCGGCCCCGGAGTGTCGCAAACCGAGGATCGATCTTGATCCTGAGAAGCAAGCCTTCCCGAAAGAGCCGGTCAAGTACCGTCCGCACGTCAGACGCAGAAAGTCCCGTTATCCGCGAGACCTTGCCCACGCTAAAGAACCCCTTCTCCCCTAAAACAATCTCTCCGATGATTTTTAGTCTTTCCATCATTCCTCTCCCAGCAGAAGTCTCCTTGTGATGGAAAAATGTTCACATCCCCGACAAACCTCGTAATTCTTTTTTTGGCCGGAAGAATCGAGACATTCCTGGCGAACAATAATTTGCCCATCTTCGATCTGGCATTGAATCTTCTCCATTTTGTATTCGATGCCAGTGTCTATCGCGACCATGTCCCCCACAAGATTGGATTTCACAATTCGGTTAAAAAGTCCGCGATTTTTCAGGGCTAATAGGTTCACATTAATTATAAGTTTGGCGCGCTTTTCAATCTGACTGTATATTGCGATCCTTCCGTGCAACTGATCCAACGTGAGTTTTCCGTTATCCAGCATCCTAAACATTCTTCTCAGCTCCTCGATCTCCTGCTCTACAAGTGGCATCGCTCAACCTCCTTTTGAATTGGTTTATTAGCCTGAAAAAAATCAACTGCTCTCTTTTGGCAGAAATCATCCCTTCTGGTACTTGTAGCTTTTGCTGCCATAAACTTCTACGTAAGAGGCTTCGAATATAGAAATCTGTCGGTAGCTCTATTTCTTTTTTATGGCAGGCTTTTATCTCTTCCCTATGTTCCTGATAATATTTCCTTCTAAGGGCTTTTATCGTTTCCCCGTGTTCCTGGTGATATCTCCTGGAACCGGCATTGATCTCTTCCCTGTGGTCCTGACAATATTTCCCGTGAAGGGCCTTTCTTTTTTCCCTATGTTCCTGATAATATTTCCTTCTAAGGGCTTTTATCGCTTCCCCGTGTGCCTGATAATATTTCCTTTTAGAGACTTTTCGCTCTTTCCTGTGTTCCTTGCGATATTTCCTGGAACTGATTTTTATCTCTTCCCTGTGGTCCTGACGATACTTCTTATTGTAGGCTCTCTTTTTTTCTTTTTTATCCTTTACTTCCATCCCTACCACCTCAGATCCTTGGCGCTGACGGTCTTGAGCGCACTTGCTTTGGCTGTGCGCTCGGCCTTGTGGATCATGGTGAGAATCCGCCTGAATTTGCCCTCGCCCTCGAGTACGATCTTCTCGATGGCGTCGGTCTCAAAACGCACGTCTGAAAACTCCGAAGTAATATTTCGCACGTCGTCAGAGTCGAGCTTCTCGAAACGCACGATCTCCACAAACCGGTCAAGCAGCCGCGGGTAGCGGCTGAATTTTTCAGGAGCGTTCTCCTCACCTATAAAAATCATGGGGCAATGGACTATGTCGTGAAGATCCCTCAGACCCTCAATCGCTTCTTTCGGAAGACGGTCGACCTCATCGAAGATCAGCGTCCTGGGCCTCGATGTCAGGGTCTTTTTTAGCTGATTAAAGACATACTCGGTGCGCCATTCAGGCTCCTGGCCGAGCTCCTTCACCACGGTGCGCAAAAGCCAGGGAGCGCTCATCATACCCATCACCCGGATATAGACGGCGCCGTTTTTGACGTGATACCACTGGGCCGTCTCGGACTTGCCCAGACCCGGCTCCCCGGCGATCAGCGCCATCCTCTCCATGCCGACGAGTTTATGATTGATATTCTCAGCCGCCATAGAGAATTTCTTGACGTTCTTGGTCATGATGAATTTGTGGTGCATCGTTCCCTCCATAGATCGTGTTGTATTCTCCCGGGGCAATCTTTCCGGTTTTGTACTGTTGGATCCATTCCGTTTCGGAGTCGGTCAGGGTTTCTTTTTTGCAAAGACAATCGTAGCGCTCGAAGCAGGCGTCAAAGACATCCTCCCTTGGCTGATCGTCAATTTTCACTTCGTAATCCTCGATCTCTTTTTGGGTGGAGTATGAAACCAGCTTCGGCCTTGCCTTATCCTTGATCTGCCTGATAGCCCCTGCAACCTCGGGCCGATCTCTGAGCGTCCTATTCCAATCGACATAGACCTGCTTCTGGTCCTGGAGCATGTCAGCCAGCTTCTTCGTCGTCTGGACGAGCTTCCGCTTCGTGGAGATGATGCGCTTTACTGCGGCCATGTCCTCCGGGAACTCCTCCGAGGCAAAGGGTTTGCACTTCTCGATGGGCTTGGCAACACAGAGGAATTCCCCTGGGGAGCCGTCGTTTCTCACCGTGAAGATATAGACCTGGCTGAGATCATAGTAGGAATAGAACATGACGACCTTATCTTTCAGACCGTAGAGGCTTTCATGGTACCAGTGCCAGCCGTTAAACGTGATGCCGTTTCGATGGACCATGCGGGCCTTGGCCGCCATCATCAGAAAATGGAGTGCAAACGGATCCACGCCCGGCCCCTTCTCGGCATTAAAGATGTCGTAGGGCCGTTGGCCGTCGCGCGCCCGCAGGGGCTGTACGATGTAATACTCACGCCACTTGAAGACCAGCTCCATCGCCTCCGGAATGGTCGGAACCCAATCGTTGTGAAGGGCGAGGGCTCGTGTCTCATTCCGGTGCATGTGTGCGGGCTTATCATTTATAGAGGCGCCCGTGTAGGACGGCATCTCCCGCTCGAACCAGTCGTTGAAAGTCCGGAAGAAGCGCTCGATGGGCTTGCTCTGGGCGTTGTAGGGCATGGCGAAATGGGGTATAATATTTAGTTTATCGAAGATGCCTGGAATTTCCGTTCCTTCAAACCGGAATTTTTTCGTGAAGATGGAGGCGCGGAAGGCCTTCCCATTGTCGAGCAGAGCATTGGCGGGAAACTTGCCCAGCGTAATGATGGCATTTCTGAGCGCCGCGACCACGCACTGGATCGACTCGGTAAGCATGATCTCCCAGCCCAGAGGAAAACTCGACTTCCAATCCCAAAACATCACCATGATCGCCCGGCAGGGCTTGCCCGTGAAGGGATTGATCACCTGAAAATTCAGCTTGTGCCCGTCTGCGACGACAGCTTCACCGACCGTGAGATCCCGCCACTCGCGCTCGGCATATGGGACGCATTTGTCGTTGAGGGCCTTCTGCCCCTCGCGTTCGAGAGTCCAGAGATCGTAATTGTTGCGGCGGAAGTCGTTGACCCATCGCCGAAGCTTTGAAGGGTTTGACGGCGACATCTCGCNNATTGATAGAGTCGCCGATCGTGGGTTTATTCTGGTCGAGCAGCTTCGTGCGAAGAAACTGCTTCTCCGCGGGCGCAATGTCTGAGCCCTGCGGCCCGCGATACTGAGGAACCAGGCCGTCCACTCCGCCCGTCCTTTCAAGGTTATCCCAATTGCCAAGCGTATTTTGGCATATAGATCCTATCTCCTTGTGAATTTCGGGCAATAGGAATCCGGAGTTGTAAAGTTCGAGAAACTCTTGGGTTGCTTGCCCTTTGGGTTTGTGATTTTCTGAGAGCTTTTTCCGCCAGGCGCATAAAACAGCGTATTTGAGGTGCGCCTTTCTTGCGGCTTTAGAGTCCAGGGTTGGCCGTGGGTTTCGATTTTCGGAAACTGGCGCCGAGAGTGGATTCAGAGGCACAACCTCATTTGGAACCGGTGCTCCGTTACGAAGCTCCGTAACAACCCGGCACCCCGGCTCCCCGGGGTTCACCCTGCGCGTCCCTATGGTCGGCTCCGGAATCTCTTTATTTTCTAACAATACTGTTACGGGTCTTGGATTCGCCTTCTCCGGAGCCTCCGGATTAATTGTTATCATGAGTTTCACCCCGCTTTTGCCTCCGCGGGAATGCTCAACAAATCTTCCGCTTAACCGGCCCGCCTCGAACCATCTCCGGATAGTTCTGTCAGAAACGCCAAAATGTTTTGCAGCCTCCAGGCTGTCAACCTCTCTCTCTTTTGTGCTTTCCATTATTCCCTTCTCAAACATCCGACTTCATCAAAAAGCATACAAAGTAAAAAATTTTTAGCGCGATCCGATAGTAAAGCAACCTGTGAATAGTTTTCTGGTCCACCATCGACCATCCTATCTGTAAATTTCTCAAGCTGTTCAATCAGTTTCTCAATCTCCCTTACATCCTCATCTGAAAGCTTTTCTCCATCCGGCCTAAAGGGATGATTCTGTGCTACGATTTCTAAAAACGTAGGAATATCGTTTATCATTTCCTCACCTCCTCAATCTCTCTCAAAAAAAGCATTCTTTTATTCTTCTCGCCTTTCTTCTCCAGGATCTCCTCATCGAGTCTCTGAATCTCAGCCCGTAAAACCTCCGGCCCGGGCATTGCAAAAAGTCCGGAATGCCGGCTCAATACCCCCATTGCTCTCCGCTGCCCGCCGGTGGCATGAACAAAGGCCGGTAGCCAGATGGCGGGGAACCGGTGCTTTTCATGGGCCTCCGCCGTCCAATTATTGAGCATCGAGATAGTAATCTCTTGCCCGATAAGCTCCGACATTCTGGCCGCAACTTGATATCGCGAATGTGGACAGGCTTTTATGTCGGCGGATATGGCGGCTCTGAATTCTGAATCAATATCGAGACTGCCATTGGAAGGAGAATCTGCGGATTTTAGGAGGCCTTCAGCCCTTTTGACCCATTCAAAAAGCGTCATTTGGTCTGACGAAAATCTCTTTCGCTTAGTCATTGACGCCTCAAAAAAAAAATTATATGATTTCTAATAAAATAAGAGGCCGCAGATCGATGCCCTGGGGAAAGAGCTCCCGATCATACGGCCTCCCTGAGAGGATCGCTCCCCTCTTTTATTAAAGAAATTTACACTATGCCCCATGCTTCCTGCGCTATGCGTCATTTGGATTTAGGCCGCTTTATTCGGCGATTCTTCAGGCCAGAGCTTCTCAACCGGCTTCCCAACGGCCTCGGCAATGGCTTCCCGCACGCGCCTCGTCGGGCGAAGACCGAGGACGATTTGATTAACAAAGGCACGTGTGACTCCGAGTTGAACAGCAATTTGGGCCTGGGTTATCCCGGCTCGAAGAAGAGCAATTTTGATTTCTATACCGGTTTGATTCATGGTTGAATTATATACTTTAAATTGGAGTATATGTCAAGCATTATTTTAAAATAAATTATAGTATATGAAACCTGGCGAAAGAATTAAGGAATTTCGTAAAAACAAGGGGTTTACTCAAAAAGAGTTTGCTGAAAAATTAGGTTACTCTCAGGTTTTTTTGTCGGCTATTGAAATCGGCAAGGTTGAGCCATCACGTGAATTTTTAAAAAAACTTAATGAGATTTTTGGCATATCCAGCGACTACATCCTTTATAGTGGCACGGCCGCCCAGTGGGAGAAGATTGAGGAGAAATTAAAATTAAAGGGGTTTACTGAACAAGAGGTCCGGGAGATCCATCCCGATTACTTAAAGGCCCTCTATCTTACTGGCCGTGAGGAATGGCAAAGAGGCGAAAGACATAACCTGGCGGTTCACGAGCCAGGGGCCAAATATCAGGCCCTCCCGACCTCCACCAAAAAACTCATTAAAAATGTGGAAGAGATTTTAGAAAGTGGAAATGAGGTGATGATCGATGCCCTGAAACACAACATTAAAGCCTTTCTCGAAGCCATCCGGATGAGCAAAAAACAAAATGAGGATAAAGGGGGTGAGTGAAGATGAAAAGGAATGTGCTAATTTGTATCCTTATAATAATGATGATTTGTGGAGTCGCCCAGGCCCAGGAGAAAATCTTGACCCAATTTGAGAAAGCCGGTATATGGAGAGTTGATAGACAGAACCATAGATGCCTTATTGAGCGCGGGGTATGGGATAGACTTCCGATGGAGCAAAAAGAGCAGACCCTCCAGTTAATTTATATTGAGGAAAAAACGTGGTGGAAAATCTACGATCGGATGTCCGGGAAGCTTTTGGGAGAGGTTAGCTCCTGGGGATGGAAAATCCACCCATAAAATAGGTAAATTTTAAAAAATTTCACAAAGTCTGTGAACGATTGCGGACATTGCGGACATATTTATGGAACTTATAATTTCAATAGGTTAGAGTGAAGGTGTGAAATTATGGAGACACCGGCGACATTGATCTGCGATATAATTTAAGTGATAAAAGAATTATGTAAACTTTAAAATAGAGGGCGGCGCGCAAGAAAAAATAACTTAACCCTGTAATTTCCTTAAATAATCCCTTAAAATTTGCCATTTTAAAAAATCCAATTAACTTGAAATTTTTCTTGTGGAAATCCAAAAAAATCCAAAACCTTCCGCGCCCAAAAAAATATCCCTAACCCCTCATAATCATATCACATTAATATCATCCAAGTGCCCATCCATCAATTCCAGAACCTCCCACCCCCTTACAATGGCCCATAGAAACATCCCCCG